AACGCCACTGCCCAGCGCAACTACAACGGGTCAGGCATTACCCCTCTTACTGCTTACGTTGACCCGATGCAGCGCTTTGCGCAGGACTTGATTGAGATGTATGGGCCGGACACCGCCAACATGGTTCTGAATAGCGGGATGAGCGATCAGGCTTACCGATCCTACGTCGAGCGCGGGTATAAATTTTGAAAAGGATGTTTTGATGAAAGCACCAGTGTTCAAGACCTGCAAGGGCTGCCCCACCCCCGCCGCGTGCAAGCGCGCAGGCAAGTGCCTTGGTAAGAGGCGCAATTAGTGGGCCTGTATAGCAACATTGCCGCCAAGAAAAAGCGCATTGCCGCTGGGTCTGGCGAGAAGATGCGTAAGGTCGGCAGCAAGGGCGCTCCGACTGCTAAAGCGTTCAAGCAGGCCGCCAAGACAGCGAAGAAGCCGAAGGGCAAAAAGTAATGGGCATCTGGGAATTCCTCGATAGCCTGCCCAAGCGCAGTGACGTAACGCCAGAAGAGTTGGCGAGACGGCGGCAGGGCTACGCTGACCTGTATCAAGGTGGCCTCTTGGCACGCAATCGTGACCAGATGCCTCTCAGCGTGCAAGGCGTGCAGGCCACACAAGACTTTCTGCCTGTGATCGGCGACGCACTGGCGCTGGTCGAGGCTGGAGAGGCTTTCTCACGCGGTGAGCTTGCCGCTGCGGGCCTCTTAGGCGCAGGCGCAGCTATAGGCCTTGTGCCTGGCGCTGGCGATGCGCTGGCGAAGCCCGTCATGGCTGCTGGGCGGCGTGCGGCTGACATTGCTCGACGCATTGATGTTGATCCCAATGCTCTTGGCTCTATGGGCGGCAACATTCGGTTGAGGCCGCAGGCTTCACCATACGACATGGGGCGGGGGTTTGGAGACAATGGTGGGCCGACATTAGACACTCGCGTGCCTTACAGAAGGTCTGGCGAGGAGATCGTGGGGCGTCTTTCTAACGTGCCTAGCGCAAAAAGCGTTGTGGGTGTTGAAGACAATGGGTTTGGGTCTGGCTTCACTAATTTGAAGCAGAAAGATGTCCTTACCAGCCACCAAAGCACAGGTTATCTTTCAGACGAGATTGTGCCTCCACAAGTTCAAACCTCGATTGCGCCATTGCTGAACCGAGACGTGCTGGCTATTGTGGGTGATCCTACTGGTCGTCAGACGGTGACGGGCGTGGGTGGAGATATGTTTCCAGAGGCTGTGGACTCCAAGGCTGGCTTCCAATATATTGACGTTCCCGGTCAAGGCTATGCTGGCGCGCAGAGCGCCACGTCAAGCAAGGCCAATGAGGCTATAGTGTCTCAAGACCCGTATTACATGTCATTTCTGATGGGCGAACAGTCGGGTGACTTTTCTCGGCATCAAGGTAACATATTCGGGCAGATGTTCAATAACGCCCCTATTTCGGCTTCTGACGTGCCAAAAGTTAACGAGGCTATCAGGAGCATTGGTGTGCCTAAAACCATACCAGTTCGTGGCCCTGACGGAAATTTTGTATACAAGAAAGACGGGACTAAAAAAACCAAAAAAATTACGGTATACCCGTTCACCGACTTCGATACGGTTGCCAAGCCAAACGCTGTCTTTGACTACATCAACGCCATGCCCACAGGAACCATGCGGGCTGGCTTCTTAAAGGGCATGGACAAGTCTAACTTGCAAAAGATGGGCGTCCCAAAGGTTTCTGATGCGCGCATTGCTGCGGCTGATGAGCGCCAGATCGGAATGGATTGGGGGACTGTCGGCTATCGCGGTTTCACGCCAGACCTTGATCGCGGTCTTTACCCCACAACATCTGTCGAAAGCACGACTTACGACACAGGGATCGGCAAGGTTGGTGAGGCGGACACGTTTATTGAGGGTTCTCAAGGCATTCCTGCAAACCTTCTATATCGTGATAAAGCTGAAGGAATGCGCGAGAAAGGCACAGGCGGCGGCTTGCTTATGACCCCCGCAGATTACAAGGGTTACGAAGGCAGCCCCAAGAAGGCCAAGCAGCGCATTGACGACATGGCTGTTGAGACAATCGACACATTCCTTGAGATTGAGCGTCGTCAGGGCAGACAAGCCGCATTGCAATACGCTGGAAGCCTGCTGTCAGGCGGTAGGATCACATCGGACCTTATCAAAGCGGCAAGAAAGGCAAACGCCCCTACATGGATGCTGGCGGCTATGGCCCCAACGGCGGGACTTCTTGCCCCAAGCACACCCCCAGAGGATCAATACTAATGGCAATTACAACATACGCAGAACTGCAAACGGCGATTAGCGATTTCCTCAACCGCGATGACCTATCGGCGGTAGTGCCGACATTCATTTCGCTGGCAGAGGCGGACATTCAGCGCCGCGTGCGCCACTGGCGCATGGAAAAGCGCAGCACGGCTGAGTTGGACACGCAGTATAGCGCCATCCCCGCTGACTTCGTTGAGGTAATCCGGTTTTACGTTACATCTGGTGACACAAAGCCTCTGGAGTTGATTAGCCAGGGCGAGTTGCTGGATCGCAAGCGCAAAAGCCTCAACACAAGCGGATCGCCATCGTATTACGCCCTGACGGCGGGGGAGTTGGAAATCTACCCCGTGCCGGATGGCACATACAACGTCGAGCTTTATTACATCTCGCGCATCCCATCGCTGAGTGACAGCAACGCCTCAAACTGGCTGCTGGATCAGTATCAGGACGCCTACCTTTACGGCGCGCTGGTTCACTCGGCCCCCTACCTCAAGGATGACGCCCGCGCCACTGTGTGGGCGGCTTTGTATCAGAGCGCCATTGATGCTATAAATACTGAAAGCGAAAAGAGCAAATATGGTGGCTCTGGTCGCCGAATGAAAATTAGGGGGCTGTCATGAGCTTTTCAAACACATTTGAAACCCGCATCCTGACTTGGTTGTTTACTGGGGACAGTGCCACGCGCCCCACGGCGTGGCATCTCGCGCTCTTTACGTCAAATCCTGACGAAGACGGCAGCGGCACAGAAGTCAGCACGTCTGGCACGGCATACGCTCGCCAGGCTGCCGCGTTCACTGTTTCGGGCAACACAGCCTCAAACAGCGCCGCGATTGAGTTTCCCACGGCCACGGCGTCTTACGGCACTGTCAGCCATGTGGGTGTCTACGATGCCTCGACGGGCGGCAACCTGATCGCCTATGCGGCTCTGACGGCATCTAAGGCCATCGACACGGGTGACGTTCTCCGCGTTCCAGCAGGCGACCTAGACATCACATTGGATTGATAGATGACCAGCATCACGACCCGCTCCGGCAAAGGTTCACCTCTCACGCACGACGAAGTTGATAACAACTTCACAAACCTGAACGCGGACAAGTATGAGGCGGGCGACAGCCCGTCTTTTGGCAGTGTTACCGTGACGGGAACTGTTGACGGTCGGGACGTGTCTGTTGACGGGGCAAAGCTAGACGGCATTGAGGCTGGCGCTGACGTAACCGACACAACCAACGTGACTGCGGCGGGCGCGTTGATGGATAGTGAGCTGACCGATATAGCGGCGATCAAAGCGCTGAACCAAGGGGTCGCTACAACAGACAGCCCTACGTTTGACGGTCTGACTGTGGACACCAACACGCTGTTTGTGGATGCGGCGAATAATCGGGTTGGGATTGGGACGAGCAGCCCTGCGGTTTTGTTGGACGTTTTGGGCAATGGCCTCATCCAGAGGCTGAGAAGCACGACTTCCACCGCCGCATACCTTCGCTTCGACGGGACGGGGACAAGTTTTCCCTACGTTGGCCTACTTAACGGCATTGGTACATTCGGGAACACTGACGCAAGCCCAATCCGCTTCATGACCAACAGCTCCGAGCGTATGCGCATCACCTCCACAGGATCGGTGGGAATTGGGACGAGTAGTCCTAGCCAGCGTTTTCATGTAGATGGAGGAAACGCAGTTATTTCAGGTTTGCTTGGGGTGGGGACTACAGACCTCACCACTGATCTTGGGTATTCGAGCCGCGTAAAAATCTCAGGAACGGGTCCAGCGGTCTTTTTGGAAGAAACCGACACAAGCCAATCCTACGCAATAGCGGCATTAGGCGGGTTGCTATACATACGAGACGCAACGGCTACTGCTAACCGAATAGTCTTGACCTCCACAGGTAACGTGGGGATTGGGACGACTAGTCCTGCTCAAAAACTATCGGTTGTTGGTGATATTGACTTAGCGGAAGCGGGTTCTGCGTCATATCTTCGGCAGGATGGGGAAATCGTGGTTGGGCGTGATGACTCAGCTAATTTTGTTAGACTGGGTTCATCATCTGTCGGCGACTACCTGCGGTTATTTTCAGGCGGTAGTGAGCGTATGCGCATCACCTCCACAGGATCGGTGGGGATTGGCAAGACCAGCCCTGCTACTGCTCTTGATGTAAACGGCACCGTCACTGCTACGGCTTTTGCAGGTGATGGCTCAAGCCTAACAGGCATCGCAGCAGGTGTGACCGCCCCCCAAACGGCTGCGGGAGTGGGGCAATGGGTGGCTACTCCAGCGGCGGGACTTTCTTACACACTGCCAGCGGGAGGAACTTGGGCGTGGTTCTACATACGGAACGGCACCGCTAGCGGAAATGTTACTGAACACGGCGCGGGCGTAAACGCTGGCGGAACACTAGTGGCAGTATTTCAGTCCAACACCCGTGTCCGTGGATTTGCATGGAGGATTGCATGATGGACGTTTTGCTTAGACGTTTAGACGGAACATACGTCATTGATTTTGGGGTCGGTCCTTACCACGCAATCCCCGGTGATCCGTATTTCGATGAGGCGGTGAAGCTCGGGGCCGATGCGCCCTTGGAGACACTACCGCCAAAGCCAACCTCAGAAGAATTGCTGGCCCAAGAACGCGCAGCAATGGTTTGCACTCGGCGGCAAGGCAAACTAGCCATTGGTCAAACTGTGTGGGCCTCAACTCTTGATCTGCTTAACAACCCAGACCCAAGCTGGAGTCCAACAACCTTGTGGGCGCTACAAGTGGCTATTGAGGATACAACAGAGTGGTGGCGCACGGACCCTGATATGCAGATACTGATCTGGGCTATGAACCTGACAGACGAACAAGCAGACAACTTGTTCAGATTGGCAATGACGCTGTGACTACCATTGCGAAGCCCTCACTGAAATCGCAGACCTTAAAACCCGCATCACAGCCCTAGGAGGATAAACACAATGGCTATCACCTACGAGTGGAAAATTGCGCAATGCGAACACGAAGTTGCCACAGGCGGAATTACTGTGGGTCATTGGACGGCGACTGCCGTTGATGGCGACTACAGCGCATCGGCCTATGGCACTGCGGGCTTCACCCCTGACGCTACTGACCCTGACTTCACGCCTTACGATCAGGTTGTAGAGGCAGAGGTTCTGGCATGGTGCTGGGTCTCAGGTGGCGTGGACAAAGACGAAATTGAAGCCAACCTTGCGTCTCAGATCGAAAAGCAGAAGAACCCGCCCACGGAAACCGGAACGCCTTGGTGATATAGATGGCGCTGCCTTATTACGTTGAACCTGATTACTGGCTTGAGGGCTACGCGGTTGGCGACGCCCTTTCTGCGTCGTGTCAGATTGACGCGGCTGCCACGGCTGAAGCTGACACCATCAATATCCGCAGCGTGGACGCTACAGCGTCAGCAATGCTCACCCCGACGCCTAGCGCTCTACGCTTACGCCTCGGCTCTGGTGCGGCCTCTCCGTCGCTATCAGTGGCTTCATCGGCTGCGCGGGTGCGTCAGGCATCAGCAGCGACATCCGCAGCGCTCACGACATCAGCTACAGCTTTGGCAGTCTACGAGATACACGTTGCGGCAGCCGCAACGTCATCGGTGTCTTTAAGCTGCGTCAGGGTGAGGCTAGGTAGCGTTTCGATTGCCTCTGCTCTGACGTTCACAGGCAGCGCCATTGAAAAGTGGGAGCCGCTTCCGCCGAATCCAGAAATATGGACCGAAGCGGGCGGCGCGGCGGGCACCTGGATCCCAGCGGGCGATTCTGGCGGGGCTTGGGTGGCGGCGAGCAACGCAACGGGCATCTGGACGCCCGTTGCCTCAATCGGCAAAACGTGGCAAGATGCGGCTTGAACTAAGCGCTTTTTGAGCCGCGCTGAAAACGAATTGGAAGCGAAATGGCCGACACGACCACAACCACATACAGCCTCGTCAAGCCAGAAGTCGGCGCATCCGCTGACACATGGGGCACGAAGCTCAACACGAACCTCGACAGCCTTGACAATCTGCTGGACGGCACGACGGCCATCTCGCCCGATCTGACCGCTCTCAAGATCGGTGGGGTCAACGTAACTGCATCAGTCGCGGAACTCAATCTGTTGGACGGCGTAACGGCCAGCACGGCAGAGTTGAACATCCTCGACGGCGTAACGGCCAGCACGGCAGAGTTGAACATCCTCGACGGGGTGACCGCCACGGCTGCCGAGATCAACATCCTCGACGGGGTGACCGCCACGACTGCGGAGATCAACTACGTTGACGGCGTGACATCCAGCATCCAGACACAGCTAAATGGCAAGGCGTCCACAGCAACGCAGGCTGAAGCGGCTTGGGAGGCTGGCACTAGCACGACAGAAAGCCTTGTGTCTCCGGCTAAAGTGAATGCTGCTATTGATACACTCGCTCTCGGTGTTGGTCAGACATGGCAAACCCCCAGCCGAGTTACTGGAGTCTCCTACCAGAACACGACAGGGAAGCCCATTCAGGTGACTACTACATTGGGCGACACAGGCCAATTCCAAGTGTCGGTTGACAACTCAACATGGATTATTGTTGCTGCGGCATCGCCGGGATTTAACGGCGGCAACTCCTCGGCTATTGTGCCTGATCAATGGTATTACCGAGGGGCAGGGCCTGTTACATACAGGGCGGAGTTGAGATGACGATAGGTAAGGGGTAGGGTATGCCCCTGATCCCGCTCCAAATCCCCGCAGGTGTTTACCGAAACGGGACTGACTTTCAGGGCAGCAACCGCTGGCGCGATGCCAACCTTGTGCGTTGGGTGGACAGCACCATGCGCCCCGTGGGCGGGTGGGAAAGCCGCGTGTCGCTCGGCACGACTGCGCCAAGAGCCGCTATAGCGTGGCAGGACATTGCTTCAGACCGCTGGTTTGCCGCTGGCTTCCACGACAAGCTGGTGGTTTCTACTGAGAGCAACATTACCACCGACATCACGCCCGCAGACTTAACGGCTGGCACGCTGGATGCCGCTACTAACATCGGTTTCGGTGGCGGCTTCTATGGCCTCGGCTTCTACGGCACAGAGCGCGCCGACACTGGGAACTACTCAGAGGCAACCACATGGTCTTTGGACAACTTCGGTGAGTACCTTGTGGCCTGTTCCACGGCAGACAGGCGCTTGCTTGAGTGGCAACTCAACACGGGCGCAGACGCCGCAGCAATCGCCAACGCGCCGACAGACAACCTCGGCTTATTAGTAACTGAGGAGCGTTTCTTGTTTGCCCTCGGCGCAGGCGGCAACCCGCGCCTCGTGCAGTGGTGCGACCGTGAGGACAACACGCTGTGGACCGCAGCCGCGACAAACGAGGCTGGCGACTTGGAGCTTCAGACATCAGGCCAGATCATGCAGGGCGTCAGGACGCGCGGCCAGTCGCTAATTATTACAGACATCGACGCCCACAGCGCCACATATATTGGCGGCCAGTTTGTCTACAGCTTCCAGCGCGTCGGCTCATCCTGCGGCGCGATCAGTCGCAAGGCGGCGGCAGCGGTTGACGAGGGCGTCTTCTGGATGGGCCAGCGCGGCTTCTTTTCCTACGCAGGTGGGGCCGTGCAGGACATCCCCTGCGAGGTTGCGGATTATGTCTTCAACGACATGAACACGGCACAAGGCTCAAAGATTTGGGCTGTGACCAATCAGCAGTATAACGAAATCTGGTGGTGGTATCCGTCGGAAGGCTCCAACGAGATCGACCGCTACGTCAGCTACAACTACAAGGAGGGCCACTGGTCTATCGGTCAGTTGTCACGCACGGCAGGCGTTGACCGCGGCGTGTTCCGCCGCCCGATCTGGTTCAAGATTGACGGCGACGCATACAATCACGACACTGGCCTCAACTACGAGGGCGCAGACGTTTTCGCAGAGAGTGGCCCAATCAGCCTCGGCGCTGGCGATAACGTCATGTCGGCCACGATGCTCATTCCCGACGAGAATATTCAGGGCGATGTCTCGGCAACCTTCAAGACACGCTTTCACCCAAACGACGATGAGCGCAGCTATGGCCCCTACACGATGGCCAACCCGACATCGGTGCGCTTCACTGGCCGCCAAGTGCGGATGCGGGTTCAGGGTGAGAGGCTGGCAAACTGGCGGGTCGGGGTTATGCGGCTTGAGGCTGCGCCTGGGGGCAGGCGATGAGCGGCGGGTATACGCCGCCTCCTGTTACGGGCGATCTGAGGGCGTGGTCGCAGAACATTGTGACTTACTTGCAGCGCACGGCGTCGCGGCTGGCGTTTAAGCGTGCCGACGCTCGCGCATCAGAGAACGGCGTCATCCTCTGGGATGAGGTAAATGAATACCCCATCGTTTCCAAGAACGGAGAGTGGCGGCAGATCGTGCTTGAGGACGGCCAATATTCTGGCGGCATTACGACCAATCAGACGGCGGCCTCCGCCAACACAGCCTACCCGCTCACATACACGGCAGGCATATCTGAGGGCGTCACCAACGGCACGCCTGCGTCTCGCTTGGTGTTTGAGGAGGCGGGGCAATACATGATCTCGTTCTCGGCGCAAATATCTTCGACATCTGCCAGCACTGTCACCTTTTGGTTCTGGCCACGGGTGAACGGATCAGACGTGGCGGGGTCCACGATGGAGAACGCCCTGCACAACAACGGAGCGGTGCTTGTCGTGTCGCGCTCAAGCATCTTCGAGTTCAGCGCTGGCGACTACCTTGAGGCCATGTGGGCGACAAGCAACACTGCGGGGCATCTTAGCGCCGCCGCAGCCACGGCATTTGCTCCAGCCGCCCCAGCGTCAACAATAGCAATCACGAGGCTTCATGGATAACGAGCTGGAGAGATGCCGACCGTGGATAGAGGCCGCGCTTGAGTATTCGGGCGGAACGCATGAGTTTGGGGATATTGTTGACGGGCTTCGCAAGGGCCACTTGCAGCTATGGCCGACCCCGAAGGGGTGTATTGTCACAGAAATAGTGGTATACCCAAGGAAGCGAGTGCTTAACGTGTTTCTCGGCGGCGGTGAGTTGGAGCAGATTTTGGATATGCACGGCGATGTGATAGAGTGGGCAAAAGCGCAAGGATGCAGCGCCCTTACTATGTCTGGCCGCTTCGGCTGGAAGAAACCACTAAAGGCGCACGGCTGGGAATGCCAACACGCATCATACATTAAGGAGATAGGCTGATGTCAGGCGGCGGAAAAGGCGGATCACAAACGACTCAGGTATCTGTCCCTAAATATATTGAGGACGCGGGCAAGGCAAACTTGGCGAGAGCCGACGAGATCGCGCTGATCGGATACACACCATATTATGGCCCAGACGTGGCTGCGTTCTCGCCCATGCAAAATGCCTCGTTTCAAAACACAGCCGACGCGGCGAGCGCATTCGGCATGGGAGCGCCTATGGGGCCACAGGGCAATATGGGCGGAATGCCCGCGCCTACGACATACGCGGGCGGCGTGAGCGGCTACTCATCGGCCCCCATGTATGAGCAGGCGTTGATGCAGCTTCAGGCGCAGCGACCGGGACAGTATAATGCGATCATGGCACCATTCATTGACCCAGTGACGGGTCAGCGCCCCGAAGCGCCGTTTGGTGCGGCCCGCGCACCAGACCCAACACCAGACCCCATAAAAAGATATTTGGATAGGATGGGGACAGAAAGAGGGGGACGGAACTGATGAGGGCTCCAACAATGGCACCTGGCGGCAAGGGCGGCATTGGCGGCTTCCCGGCACAAGCGGCCCCAACGCAAGGGCAATATGCGCCCCTCGCGCCGCAGGGCAACTTCAACGTAAACCAAGCTGCGGCGGGCGGCTTGCAGCAGGCGATGCAGGGCACGCAGCGCGCAATGGCTGGGCCAAACATCGGCCAGTTTATGAACCCATACACCAGCATGGTGACAGGGCAGACGCTCAACGACCTTGAGCGCCAGCGCCAGATGGCAGTCAACACAACGGGCGCGCAGGCAACGCAGGCGGGCGCATTTGGCGGATCGCGTCACGGCGTTGCGGAGGCCCTCACCAATGAGGGTTTTGCACGCCAAGGCGCGCAGGCGTTCGGCAACTTGCAACAACAGGGCTTCAACACGGCACTGGGCGCGGCGCAGGGCCAGCAGCAATTGCAGATGGGCGGCGCGGCGCAACTGGGGCAGCTCGGTCAGCAGGCGTTCAGCACGGGGCAGGCAATCAGCCAGCAGCAGATGCAGCAGGGTCTTATGCAGCAAGCGTTGCAGCAGTCTCTTATCGACGCGGCGCGCGGCCAATACGGTGGCTTCACAGGAGCGCCGCAGCAGGCTCTCAACCTGCCGCTGGCAGCACTTGGCGCGCAGCCTAACCAATCAACGACAACGCAGAGCAAGCAGGCTGGGCTGTTTGACTTCCTGTCGCTTGGCGCAAGCATTGCTGCGTCAGACGCTCGCCTCAAGACCAACATCAAGCACCTTGGCAAAGAGAGCGGCGTCAACGTCTATTCGTGGGACTGGAATGAGGAAGGCAAGCGCATTGCCGATCCGAAGCAGCCGACAATCGGCGTCATGGCGCAAGAGCTTTGTGAGACGCACCCACATCTTGTTATGCTTGGCCCAGACGGCTTCCTGCGCGTTGACTACAGCGGACTGGCGGCGGAGGCAGCCTGATGACGCCAGAGCAGTTCTACGCGCAGTACCTACCTTACGCCCAGTCTGTCAGCCAACGGACTGGGCTTGATCCGCGTTTAGTTCTGGCACAGTCGGCGCTTGAAACAGGCTACGGCAAAAGCGCCCCAGGCATGAATTTCTTCGGGATCAAGTCTCATGGGCGCAAGGGTGGGAACACCCTAAGCACGCAGGAATTTGAAGGTGGGCGGATGGTGCAGCAGCCTGCGTTTTTTCGCGGCTACGAAACGCCTGAGCAGTCATTCATGGACTACGCCGACTTCATCGCAAGCAACCCCAGATACAAAGGGGTCTTGGCGGCTGATGGCCTTGAGGCGCAGATTAGCGAGATGGCGAAGTCAGGCTACGCGACAGACCCGAATTACGGCTCCAAACTGGCCAGCATTGCCTCTCGGTTTGACCCCAACTCTCCCAAGGTGATCGCAGCCGAAACTATGAGCTTACTGGGCAAAGGCCCACAAACATTGACGAAAGGCCCGCAGATGATGCAAGAACAAAAGCCACAGGGGCTACTTGGCTTTCTCGGCATTCAAAAAATGGAAGAAGGCGCAGAGGGCGAGACAGGCCAGCGCTTCTACAACCGCGACAGCTTCAAAGACACGGCGGCAGTTCTGGCGCAGGGCTTTGGGCGCATGGGTATTATGGGCATGGAAGAAATTGCCGATGACATCGCCAAGCAGCGCACGGAGAATAAGGCGCGGAATAAAACCGCTGAGTATCTCCGCAAGGCTGGTCGCGGTGATCTGGCTGATATGGTTGATCAGGGGATGATAGGTGGTGCAGAGGCGGCTGGCGTGCTGTTGCAGAAGCCTAAGGACGACCGCACCGCTGCAATGCAGAACTACGCTGAGTATCAAAGGATTTTTGCAGAGCAAGGCCAAGAGGCTGCCGATCAGTTCATGGCAATGACACGCAAAGGTAGCGTGACAAATATTAATACAGGTGATGTCGGTGATGGCAATTACCTTTATGGAACAAAAGCGGGTCTCCCTACGGGGTTCCGTTTGAATATCCAAACTGGTGAAGCGAGCGCCATCCCTGGCGGACCCGCTGACACTGCGGCGGATGATGCCGCAGCGGCGGACGTGGGGTTGGGGACGAAGGCGACTGCTGGATCAACGGTTTTGGGCGACATTACTGAAATGAAGCGGCGAGTGCAGGAAAGCCCGACACTGACGACAGGGTTTATTGGTGGAATACTCAAAAACTACGGCGGGACAGGCGCACTGGACGTAGATGAGCTTGGTAAAACTATCCGCGCAAACATCGGCTTTGACAGACTTCAACGAATGCGTGAAGAAAGCCCCACAGGCGGTGCGTTGGGCCAAGTCGCTGTCCAAGAACTTGAAGCTCTGCAAGCCAGCCTTGGTAGCTTGAATACGTCCCAAGGCGCTGCCCAGCTTATTCGGAACCTTGAGCGTCTTGAAGAACAGTATAGAAAATCTATGCAAAGAATCCTCAACACCGAGGGCGGCGCTAAGTATTTCACTCAGGGTGAGGTCGATTTGATTTTGAACCCACAGCAAGGCTCTACTCAGACAACAAAGACGGGCGTTTCATATAAGGTGATTGGGGATTCTAACTGATGGCCACACTTGAGATCAACGGCAAGCGCGTCGAAGTTGACGATAGCTTTCTTTCGCTGTCTACGGCGGACCAGCAGAGCACTGTGGATGAGATCGCAGCTCAGATGGGTATTGCGGACCAGTCCGCAGAGGCTGAAGGAGGCTTCCGTCTCGGAGGTTTCCGCGAAAACATAATGGGCGAAGGCGTAGTTGACACGCCCGGCGAGATTATTGGTGATGTTATAGGCAGCGCAGGCGCGGGAGCGTTGCGCGGCGTCAAAGGGCTGCTGGAAACACCTGAGATGCTTGGGCGAGCTGTGCGCCGTGGCTACCAAGCAGTGGCGGGTTCCGAAGAAAGAACGCCCGTGTTCGACACAGCCACAGGTCGAACATTGACGTCTGGCTACGAAGGGTTAGCGGGCGCCGTAGGTGCAGACCCAGAAGGCATCAATAGGCGTGGGGAAACAACCGCAGCGGAGTACGCTGGCACTATTGGTGAGTTTCTGCCTGCCGCCATCGGCGGGGGTGCTGGGGCGCTAAAGACCGCCGTCACGGCGGGTATAGGTAGCGAAGCGCTTGGGCAAGCGACTGAAGGCACAGTGCTGGAGACCCCCGCAAGAATTATAGGGGCTTTTGCTGCTCCTGCTGCGCTTACGGGCGTAAAAAATAAGACGGTTAGAGCTATGGAGCGTCGAGCTGTTGAAGCGCCCAGCTTGGACGCAGCGCGGTCAAACAAGAACGCGAAGTATGCAGCAGCCAAGGCAGCGGGAGCCGAAGTGCAAGTTGATATGACGGGGCTTTTCAGAAGTCTCTCAGACGACATGCGGAATGCGCCAGAAGAATTGTTTTCCAACTACACTCCTGGAGTTGACACGCACATTGATAATGCCCTCAAAATCCTTTCCTCAAGGAAGGGCAAGTCTCTGAACATTAATCAGTTGGACCGCATTCGGTCATCACTCAAAGAGATATACTACAAAGGCAAGGGTGGTGGAGAAAACCAATTTGATCCTCGCGTTGGGTTTATTGTTGATAAGATTGACGACGCTATAGACACCGCACCCGCTGGGATAAGTGGCACGGAGGCTGGCGCGCTTTTCAACCAAGCTCGCTCTGCTAACAGGCAGTACAAGAAGATGGAGATGTTTGAAGACCTTATGCGCAAAGCTGAACTTGAGACTGCGTCTTCTGGTTCGGGCGGAAATATCGTCAATAAATATCGACAGGCACTCAAGTCAATTCTCACGCAGCCGAAAAAGAAAGCGCAGTTTGACCCTCAAGAGTTGGCGGTTATGGAGGCGATGGTGCGCGGCAAGCTGTCTGAAAACGTGCTGCGTCAAGTCGGAAAGCTGTCGCCAACAGGCAATGGCCTGATGACGTTTTTAAACTTAGGCGCAGTTGCTATAGACCCCACTATGCTAGCCGCTACGGCCACGGGCCTTGCATCAAAAGCATTGGCGGATAAAGGCGCAATTAACGCGGTTGACGATGTCAGACGGATGCTTGCTACGGGAAAAGCTCCCGCAGCCACCAAGGCCCCCGACGACAGACAACTTCGCATTCTTCTTGGCCTACAGGCAGATTAAGGAAAACGCATGGAACCCGAAGACATGACAGAAGACGACATCGTAGCGGCCATGCTTGGTGAAGAGCTTGAGATGCTTGAGGCGGACGAGCCGGAGGACAGCAAATTCAAGCCCAAGTCTGAGCGCGAGATTGAGAGCATCGTTCAGGATGCCATGAAGGACGCCGTGGACTTCATTGAGGGCGAGATCAGCGAGGACCGCATCAAGGCGCAACGCTATTACGACGGCGAGGTTGACATCGGCCATGAGGATGGCCGCAGCAAGGTTGTGGCGACAAAGGTGCGCGACACAGTGCGGGCCGTGAAGCCGAGCCTGATGCGGATTTTTCTCAGCA